ATTTCGAGGGGCCGAGCAGCACTGCCAACTGCATTTACGGCCTCTATGCCGCGAAGCGAACCGACACCGACATCCAGCTGGCCTCGCTCAACCAGAATCAAAACTACACGGGCTGGATCGGGCAGGCTACGATTCCACTACAAATCAGCGCCGCTGAGGTCAATATCGGCACGGGAACCGGAACGGGGTCGGGCCGGGTAAACCTCGACCTCGGAAGCACCGTGGCCAGTGCCATCATGATCTTCAATACCGCGCCGACGGCCGCTGACGCCGGACTGAAACCCGTGCGGATCAAATGCAACAACGCCTCAACCACGATCACGGTTCGCAAGGGAAACGTCGACGTCGCCGGGAACCACGCGGGCGAGACGACGGTCGTCGGCGATATCTCGGTCGGGTTCGGCAGCACAGGCGACGCGGGGATCGCCGTCAACGTCAACCCGGGTGTGACGTTCACGAATTACCACCAGGCCGCAGGCGCGAACAAAGTCACCCCCGCAGCGACGGCGACTCTCATCGAATCCGCCGGTGGAACGCTTGCAGTGCTCAGCGACCACACGATGACCAGCGTAAAAGTCACGGGTGGGACGACCGAGGTCCAAGGGACCGGTGCGATCGGTACGGTCGCAATCGGAGCGAAAGGAACGGCCAACCTACTGGCCAGCGGTGCGATTACCAACCTCAACAACGCCGGCGTGGCCGACTTCCGCGGCTCATCGGCGGCGAGAACTGTGGCAAACGTAAAACTATACACTGGATCGAAACTGTACGCGGAGCAGTCGGTGATCACATTTACGGCCGGAATTGACCTCGTTGAATGCGCCTTGGCGGATGTGGTGTTGCAACTTGGATCGAACCTCACACTGACGCCATCGGCGATCTAATTTTTTAACGAAGGAGATTTGAAATGAAAAAGCTGTTGTTTGTTCTACCGTTGTTTTTGGTGGGCTGCACCGTGACCGATGCGGCGAACGGACTGACCGCGATCGCAGTCGTCTCGCAGGCCATCGGGCCGATCACGCAGGTGCTCCAGGCGTTGGTGGCGGCGTTGCCGAGTGTGGAGGTACTCAAACTGTGAACATCAAGAGACTTTGGGCTTTAGGCTTTGGGCTTTGGCTACTGGTCGCTGGCTGCTCGCAGCAGCAGATCGACCAAACGGTGCAGATGACGACCAAGGTCATCGCTTCGGCGAAAGATGCCGGAGTCGACGCGACGGGGATCGTGATCATTGATCCGTCGTTTGCTTGGGTCGCACCATTCGGTATCCTGTCGAAAAGCCAGGCGGTAGTCATCATACAGGGTCACGTCTCGGGCATTCAGTTGCCGACCACGCAACCGGCGAGCCAACCCGCAACTCAACCATGAGCAAACCAACACCGTCACCATCGCTCCTACAGCGCTACCTGGCCTCGGTGGGGCGAGTGCATGATACCTGCCCCGTCTGTGGCCAACCCATGAAGCAATCGGCCGAGGTTGCCGGCGTGGTCTGCGTCTGCGATCGAAAAGAGTGGCGGGGGATCCCGGCCCATACGGTGAAGATATGGAGAAGCCATGAACCGACTGCTTGAAATCGTCGCGGTATCGTTACTGCTGACTGGTTGTGCCGCTCAAATGAAAATCGCAACGGTTACGCCGATCAAGCCGATCGGCCCGCAGCAGACGGCCACAACGCAGACGGCGGGGCAGGATGCGATTAACGTTTCACCGACCGTGGTCTTGACGGGCGGGTCAGCCGTCGTGGGGATCGTGGCGGCGGCCTGGCTGCTATCCGTGGCGTTGAAGTACAGGGCCTACGCCAGACTGTGCGTGCAGGGAATTCAGCAGTCTCAAGCCGAGTTTGTGAAGCAGAAAATCAAACTGCTTTCCCAGAAACGGGGGATTGAGGAGGCATTTGACAGGTTTACCAAACGGCACCGGGGCAAAGCACTGTAATCGCCGGAAAAAGCCCCTCAACCGCCCTCCAGCCTCACTTCTTATTCGCAATTCTTACGATATGACAATCCTTATATTGTTTGACAATACAGCAAATGTGGTGTATGTTTATAGTGAGAGGCGCAAATAAAATGAAAACCGAATTTGCAAGAAATCGAAAACTGGCCGACCAATTGACTGCGGCGATCCGCGCCGCCGGTTACGAGTGTACAGACCTGCGCGGCTGGCCTGACAGCCTGTACGGGCGAGTTAGCGGCGGCCTGGACGATTGGTCCGGCGAGATCCGCGTCAGTGATCACCAGCAGGCCACGGGGGGCGGGTACAATGAGCACAGCGGCGAGCGGCACGGCGAATCGCCGATCAGTATAGAGATCGATTCTGGCCCGGGGGCAGGGCTGGCAATCGACGCCAACGATAACATCACTCATCGCCCCTGGGCACGGGCTGATTTTCGCGACGATGTGCCCGACGAGTTGACCGCCCTGATCGAGCCGATCGTGGCCCTATTTGCCAAGCAGATCGCCCGCCGGACGGCAGCGGCGAAACAGGCGGCGAAAACGAAAAAGGAGGGGCAACGGGCGGAATGGACGAGGCACATGCAAGAGCGAGCGGCGACTGTGTGCGCCGCTGTGGCGGTTGCTGGACTGCCACATGTGGCAGTCACGCCCGACGGTTTTCCGCGAATCGACGTGCCTGCAGGCACGTCATTTCGCCGACAACTACAGCGCGAATTGGAAGAAAAATTGTCACAGATCGTAAAATCGTGTTAAACCTGGCCCCGGTGCGGAACCGTCGGCGGTCGCCGGTGGATCGATTACACTACCGCCCGGGGCTGGTTTGTTTTGAAAGAAGGACGATATGACCGGATTGAAGAAACTCCGTCGCTCGGTCGGCCTGACTCAGGTGCAGCTCGCCGAGCGTTGCGGTATGCGACAACAGGATCTGAGCCGGATCGAGCGCGGCGAGATCAACCCGACCGCGAAAACGATCCGCCGGATAGCGGGGGGCTTGGGCATAGACCCAGGGCGGGTGCTGCAGGCAATCGGAGAAGCCGAGCGATAACCGTTTTGTTTCTTGGTATTTACAACCAGAAAGATTTCTTTAAGATTTGTGTTGATTTTGCCGAAACATGATATATATTTTGAGTGAGTAATCTGAGACAAAAAATGGCGATGGAAAAAACATTTAATTTTGGCCTTGACGAGCAACTGTATAACAAAATGCAGGAACTGGCCAGCAAGCAGGAGCGGACAATGGCCGGCGAAATGCGGCTGGCGATCCGCGAGCACCTCGCGGCAAACGGCATCGAAATCATCGAGGAGGCCGTTGATGACCAGGCGTAACAAATTAGCAACTCATCTGGTTGCTGCAATCTGCGTATGTGTTGTATTTTTCCCGCTCACCTTTGCAAACGATAGCTCTCCGGCCCACAACCCCTACCGGCGGGCCATCTCCTCTACCACGCAACCGGTGGGGGAAATCTGGACCGTGACCGCCTATTGCCCTTGCGAAAAATGCTGCGGAAAATGGTCGAAGCTCGGATTGGGACGCAAGCTGCCGGATGGAACTAAACTGCAGGACGCCTTGCGCGCAGGCTGCATTGCGGCCCCGCCGGAGATACCGTTCGGCACGCAAATCCGAGTTGATGGATACCACGGCGGTAAATGGGTCGTGGTGCACGATCGGGGCGGGGCAATCAAGGGTAAGCATATTGATTTATTGTTTTCCACCCACGCCGACGCGAGGCGCTGGGGCGTTAAGACAATCAGATTGGAGATGAGCAGATGATACCGGAAAACGTTAAAGAAAGCTTTGACCGTTATGTTCGGGACAGATGTCCGACGGGTGGATTTTTGCAAGCAGTTCTAGAAAATAATTTAGTTGAGTCGTTCGCTCGTGCAGACGACTACAACCGGGAAAACTTGTTTGACATTGTTCAATACCTCTACTCGGTAATGCCCCGATATTGTTGGGGTAGTCCCGACGCAGGAAGAAACTGGCTGGAAATGTGACGATTGGAACGCGAAACACCAATCACGGCGTTTGGCGACCGGCCCGACTTGGCGGACTTGGGGGCAATGGCGGGGAACTATGGGAAATGAACGAATCCGAGAATTGAGTTTGTTCAGCGGCGCAGGCGGCGGACTCCTCGGCTCGATTCTGCTCGGCTGGCAAACGATAGGAGCGGTGGAAATTGCTGACTACTGCTGCAAAGTGCTTCGACAACGACAAATCGACGGTTGCCTCGAACGATTCCCTGTGTGGAATATGGACATCCGAGAATTTAACACCCGAATCGCTGAACGCTATCGGGGAGTGGCTGACATCATTACGGCGGGATTCCCCTGCCAGCCGTTCAGTCTTGCCGGAAAACGGAAAGGCGAAACCGACGAGCGGAATTTGTGGCCGGCCACAATCGACACTATTTCCATTGTCAAACCACGACATATCTTGCTTGAGAACGTGCCAGGCATACGCCGCTACCTGCCCATGGTCATCCGAGGCCTGCGCCGGGCTGGCTATACCGTTAAACGCCCTGCCATTATTGCCGCCGCCGCATTGGGTGCGGGACATATACGCCGGAGGATCTGGATATATGCCAACGATGACGCGGAGAGATGCGCGGACCTTGCGAGGCAGCCAACCACAGAAACGCTCGCCAACGTCTGGCCAACCGTTGGCGTGGGTGATGGCAAGAGAAAACCCGGATGTCGCGGCTCGTGGTGGTCGTCTGAACCCGACGTGGTGCGAGTGGTATATGGGATGGCCCATGGGCTGGTCCGACTTAGAGCCCTTGGCAATGGACAGGTTCCGAGAGTGGTTAGCGAAGCAGTAAGATTGATGGCAGGGAACTATAACCGAGTTAGCGATTAACATTTTTAATCGGTCGCAAGACCAGAAAGGCAGGAGTAAATGCAAGGCGACCGGCCCGACTTGGCGGCGGCACAGGCAGAAAGGAATGAAACACATGAACAAATATGATCGAATTGAACATGAATTGAATGCGGACCCGAAACATCAGGCGTTGATGGCCCAGGACGACGAAGCCGTCCTGCGGACCCTGGTCACGCAGCAGGGCGGACCGATCATCCCTCGGAACTTTTTCGAGATAGTAGCTGAATTGGGGAGGTGCGGAAAACCCTTTTTGAACCGGCGATAGTATTCCCCCTCGGGCGGGCCGGGCAATAAAGGAGGAGATGATGAATAACGACAACAGGAATTGCTTCCTCGCGGATGGGCTGAAGAGAAAGCAAAACAGACGGCTGGTGTGATGTGGCCGTGCACAAAGATTGTTTTTGTCAGTCCGAGCGAAACAGCTGATTTGATGAATAGTCAACAAGAAGAGAAGAGGTAGAGAGGATGAAGATCAGTGAAATGTCTGAAATCAATAGCGAGATGACTAAAACAAATGTAACTGACTTTTGGCTGAGCAGGTTTGATCGGCAAATACTGTTCGGCGGAAAAATTGACGGTGTGCCTCCGTTTCGTCTTGCCAATGGGGAGGGAACGCTGGAGTTTGGTGTCGGTGTGACAATGTATTCTGGGGCATATCCGGCAGGCACGGACTTTGCTGCTGAGATTGCAGCTATTGTCCGCCATATTGCGAGGCACGTCCGCAAACTGCCTGAACACTATGGGCACAATGACGACGGGAAGATACTCAGGCTGAAGCATGGTACATTTAGGTTGGAAGAACTATCCGGGGGCCAATTGTTCTTTCAGGTTTTGGAAATGGACGAGGCATTCGGGGCAATATCTTCCACTGTCCTAACATTCAAAAGCAAACAATCGTACAACCAGGCAGAGTGGGAGGTTCTGTCTTACGGATCGCCTGGGATAGCTCTGGCATGGAGAAAAATCCATCTTCGAGCATCACTTTCCGGGGATGATTTTAAGGCGACTATTTTACCGGACTGCCTGCCCACCCATCGAGACGATATCATCGCAGTGCTTGAGGATTGGGACCAAAACTGGAAGGGCTGGCCGAAAGAGCCTGAACTTGGCATCTCAAAGTATCTTGTCGAAGGGACTTTGGCTATTGGTGGACGATGGAGGAGGATTGAGAAATGAACCATTGCAAAACGTGTAAGTGGTGGGACGGTTCGCAACTGTATAGCACTTTCGGCCAATACTACAAATGTGTTCAGGAGGACGCAGAAGGTTGCCCAATATATGCAACGCACCTTAGGCTGATATATACAAAGGCTGACTTTGGTTGCGTTCTACATGAGGAGAAAAATGAAACCTAAAACGAATTGGATGCTGGTCGGAATGGTCGTGGGGATGATTGTTGTCGCCATTGTGAGCTTGGTGTTTGCGATCCTGTCGATCTGCTCATGCTCTCGGCAACGACCCTTGCCGCCACCTATTACGACGCAGCCTACGATCCCCGCAAAGATCATGGATGTGGTTAAAGCTACGCCACTCGCACCCTTGCGAAGGACTACACGATTAGCAACAAGCCTGGAGATCATTGGGCCTGATACTGTTGCCGAGGGCGGCACGGCTCAGTTCCGGGCCGTGGCCCATTACTCGGAGGTGCTCGTGGGAGATACCGATATTGACGGCGACGTGGATATTGCCGACTTGGGAAAGCTGTCGGCTAACTACGGCAAGACGAGCGGCTGCGGTTGGCCGGAAGGCGACTTCGACGGAGACGGCGATGTGGACTTGGTGGACTTGGGGGCAATGGCGGGGAACTACGGGAGATGACCGACCAGTGATCTTACAGGCAGACGAACAGATTATTGCAGACCTGAAGGAGAAAATCAGAAAGCTTAGGGATGTAATAGCAAAAGCTGGTATTCAGGCTGATCTTTTTGCATAAAATTCTAGGAGACGACTCATGACAGAACCATTAACCTCAACACAACTTACGACTCTCCGGCGGTGTCCGAAACAGTACAACTATCGGTACGAAATCGGCCTGTCGCGAATCCGAGAACAGGCACCGTTGCGGATCGGCTCGGCGTACCACGCGATGTTAGAGGCGCGCAATCGACAACGCATCATGGACGATATCACGCTGGGACTGGACACCCGCTACGCTGCGTGTCCGGAATACATCGATGCCTACGACTGGGCGATGGAACTGGAGATCGTAGGTTCCCTATTCGGCGGCTACGCGTGGCGGTATGAACTCGACGACGTGAAGGTTCTCGAAACCGAACTACAGTTCGAGGTGCCCCTCATCAATCCAGAGACCGGCGCGGCAAGCCGGACGTTCCACTTAGCCGGCAAACTCGACGCGATTGCTCAACTGGCTGACGGCCGAGAGGACATTGGGCCCGAATCTGATTACTGGCTGCGGTTGCGCGTTGATCCGCAAATTTCACAGTATGTCGTCGCGGCCCGGGCGATCGGGCACAACATCGAAACCGTGCTGTACGACGTGACCCGCAAGCCGACGATTAGGCCTCGGCAAATACCGGAAGTCGATGGCGACGGCCTGAAGATCGTGACAGATGACGCCACCGGCGAACGGGTGTTGAATAAGAATGGCAGTCCCCGCCAGACAGGCGGCGAAGGCATGACCGTAAAGTCCCGCCCGGAAACACCGGAGGAATTTGGTAAGCGACTGCTGGACGATATCGGAGAACGACCAGACTACTACTACCAGCGCCGGGAAATCCCAAGACTGGAAGACGACCTTCTTGAATTCAATCTCGAAGTCTGGCAGCAGGCCAAACACCTCATGGATTGTCGGAGCAACCATCGATGGTTCCGCAACGCCGGACGTTGGACCTGCCCGTTCTGCGAGTTTGCAGACCTATGTCTACAATCCATTCACGTTGATCCCGGGTTGCCACCGGCAGGATATGAGATTCTGTCGAGGGTTCACCCAGAACTTTTACTTGTAGGAGACGTATAATGATTACCTCACATGCCCCGACAAAAATCACGAGACGGCCTGCCGCACCCCCGCCAGCGGCAGAACCACAATCCAACGGCGGAATGGTGAAATTTGGTGAAATCCCGCAGCATCACGGAGACCGGATCGTCATCTACGGTCCCGGCGGGATCGGTAAGACCACACTGTCGCTGATGGCCCCCGGACCCGTGGCAATCTTCGACCTGGACGACAGCCTGTCGATCCTGCGAAAACAACTGGTCAGTTCCGGACTCGATCTGGAACCGCGAGTTGTCACCGTCGGCAACTGGCAAGACCTGCGCGATGCCCTACACGCCAGCGGATGGGACGCAATCAAGACCATCGTCATCGACTCAGCCACCCGGGCTGAGGAACTGGCCACTGATTTCGTCATCAAAACCGTTCCGCACGAAAAAGGCACCAAGATTCAGCGCCTCGAAGACTACGGTTGGGGCAAGGGCTATACGCACGTCTATGAGATGTTTCTCACCTTGCTCGGTGATTTGGATCAGCACGTTCGGGCGGGACGCAACATCGTCCTGACCTCGCACGACTGCACCGCCACCGTGCCGAACCCACGCGGCGAAGACTGGCAGCGGTACGAACCGCGGTTGCAATCACCGGCGAGCGGGAAGGGATCGATCCGACTGCGCGTGCGAGAATGGGCGGACCACCTGCTGTTCGTCGGCTACGACCTGGACGTGAGCAAGGACGGCAAGGCCCGCGGGTCCGGCAGCCGGACGATTTACCCGACCGAGCAGCCGTTTTGCATGGCGAAATCACGACTGCTTGAGGATCCAATGATCCTCGACCGTTACGATTCAGCACTCTGGGACATCATGTTTAAGGAGACATCAAATGCAGTTGAATAGAGAGGGAATCTTTCACGCCAATCCGGTCGATATTGCCGTCAATGAAACCGGGCAGAACAACCTCGCCACCGTGGTTTTGCAACTGGCCATAATAGAGGAAAAGCAGGACGGCGAGTTCGTCGATATCCACGACGAGCAACTCACCGCCGCGGCCTACGTCTACCTGGAGCGAAAGGACGGTTCGATCAATGAATTCTTCGTGAACTCATTGAAAGAGGCGTTGGGTTGGGATGGTCGGAACGTGTTCTGGCTTCAGGACAACGACCTGTCGGACCACCCGATTCAGATCACGACGGGCTTTGAGGACTTCAACGGCAAGACCCGCCTCAAGGTGCAGTTCGTCAACCCCTACGGCAGCGAAGGCCGAGCCGTGAAGAAGGCCGACGGGAATGTGAAGCGGAACATCACCGCCCGGATCGGCTCCAAGCTCCGGGCCATTGGCGGCGGAACATCGATGCCGGCGGCAAAACCGAAGACCGCGAAACCGACCGCGAAGGCTGCGACCGCGGTAATGACGGCCACCGCCGACGAGGCGTGGAAGGCGTTCTCGGAGGCCTGTAAAGCCGATTGGCCGCAGGAGCGACGCGAGAAGGAGTGGTTCCGGATCCTCGAAGTCCTGTTCCCTGGCAAGGATCCGAATCAATTCACGCCAGCCGATTGGGCCGTCGTGATCGAAAAGGCGCCCGGAGAAATCGTTCCATTTTAGGGCAGCGTCTCCCACAGCCGACCGGGCGGGTTGCATCAAAGCGCCCGCCCGGAACGGCGTAATAAAAAAAAACAGGGACTACGATGAAAACTAAAACAGAAAACATGCTGTGCGCCGTGTTGGGCGACATGAAGAAGGGTCCATTTTTCCATGTCGTTCGTTATCCGGCGAACACAACGAGATCAAATCAATTTATGACCTACACGCCATTTCGGCAAACTGTCGAAGAATCGTTGGCCGACCTGAAAACTGTGGTTAAGTCCATCCAATGAACCTGCGCGACTACCAAACTGACGCTATCCGCCGCACCATCGAGGCGCTTCCGAACAAGCCGATCCTCGTATCGCCGACGGGCAGTGGCAAAACCGTCATGGTAACCGAGCTGGTCAAACAGATCGACCGTCCGACACTGTGGATCGCACACCGCAAGGAACTGATTGAACAAGCAGCAGCCAGTTTGGTCCGACATGGCCTGTCAGTTGGGATTGTGATGTCCAGCTACGATCCATTTCCACTGGCTCAGGTGCAGGTAGCGTCGATCCAGACGCTCATTCGCCGCGATCCCCCGCCGGCCAACCTGATCGTCGTCGATGAGGCACACCATTGCCGGGCGGACAGCTATCGAGACATCCTCGATAAATATCCCGACGCGGACCTTGTCGGCCTGACGGCAACGCCGTTCCGACTGGACGGCGCAGGCCTGGGCGACGTAGGTTTCGGCGAAATCATCCTGGCCGCCTGGCCGGACGAACTGTGCGACGCCGGGTTCCTGCATCGACCTCGTGTCTGGGCATTGACGATGCCGAACCTGCGCGGCGTAAAAATAACTGCTGGTGATTACAACGTGGGCCAGCTCGCCGAACGGGTGAACGATCCGAAGTTGATGGCGGATATCGTGGATGAATGGCAGAAGCACGCCGCCGGTCGTCGAACGGTGTGTTTCGCCGTCGATATCGAGCACAGCAAGTCGATCGTCGCGGCATTCCAAGCCGCGGGGATCCCCGCGGAACATCTGGACGGCAGAACGTCGCGAGATGAACGAGAATCCATCCTGAACCGACTTCGCACGGGTGAAACGAACATCGTCTCAAACTGCATGGTACTCACTGAAGGTTGGGATTTGCCCGCTCTCGAATGTGCCATCATCGCCCGGCCTACGGCGTCGCTGAACCTGCACCTGCAGATGCTCGGACGCATTATGCGGGCCTGCGAGGGTAAGGCAGGTGCGACCGTTCTCGATCTGGCCGGCAACCATCATGTTCACGGCCTGGTAACGCGGAGGCTGAACTACACGCTGGCCAGCGGCGTGAACGTCGGATCGTCCGAGCCGTTGGGACTGAGACGTTGCCGGAACTGCGGACTGTTCTTCGAGACGAACCGATACACGTGCCCGGAATGCGGATGGGTGCCGACGGCAGAGGAAACCAAACGCCAGGTGCTGGATATCACCGGCGACAGCGAGTTGACCGAATTTGACGACCGAAGTTACGACTATCGTCGACAGGCATGGGACGCCTTCGAGGCCGAACGTGAGGCAGCCGACTATAAACCCGGCTGGAGTTATTACCGCTTCAAGGAACGGTTCGGCGTCGAGCCGACCGTAATCGCCGGCGAACTGGTGGACGTGCATCACGCCACGATGGAACAGAAACAGGCGGTTTATGAGCAGTATTTGAAGATGGCGAACGAGTGGGGCTACAACAACAGCTGGGCCTCGCACCGATATCGTGATGCGTTCGGCGTCTGGCCGAAGGGATTCGTCAGCAAAACGCGACTGATGGAACGACTGGCTGGAAAATTATGACAACCCCCGAAAAACTCCTACAGAATGAAATCCTGCGGCGGTTCGGAACCCAAACAGACCTGCGTATTTGGCGGCAAAACACCGGCGTTGCCCGAATGGGCAAGCGTGTGGTCCGGTTCGGCGTCCCAGGGCAGGCGGACTTGACCGGGATTCTGTCGGACGGGCGTAGGCTTGAGATAGAGGTGAAGTCGCCGACAGGCAGGCAAACACTCGACCAGCAGCGATACCAGCAGATGATCGAAAGGTTTGGCGGCCTATACGTGCTGGCACGGTCGGTCGAAGATGTGGAAGAAATGTTAGCACGACTTGACAAAACTGGACGCGACATGACGCGACGGGACTAGACCGGACCGGACGCGACTTGACGAGACAAGACAAGACAAGCTATCGCTGCCTGCAGCTCATACCTGTAGGCAGCGAATTCGGAAAACGAGACGGGACACGACTCGACCTGACTAGACAAGACAAGACAAGACAAGACGAGCAGCTTCATCCGGCTTCGCAACCGGATGCGGCTTTTGTAACAAGACAAGGTTTTTTTATTGGAGGTCTAAAAATGTTGAAGGTTATAGCGAGGTTGACAGGAGTGAGTCCGATCAGCTTTTCAAGAGCGATCCAATCGGAAAAAGACACCGGAGAATCGCACGACCACTTTGAGCTGCGGACATGGCAAGAACGACTTCACACCGACGAAAAGGGAATGGTGTTCATCCCGCCAATGGCACTGAAGAATTGCCTGAGCGAGGTCGCTAAGTTCCTGGGCGAAAGCGTGCCGGGCAAAGGCAAGGCAACCTACACCAAGCACTTTGAGGCAGGCCTGCTAGTGGTCGAACCCATCAACCTGGACGTGAAGGGCAAGGACGTAAAACCCAACAAGATGTTCGTGCCTGCGGATGGACGGCGCGGTTCGGGCAAACGCGTGTGGAAATATTTTCCAACGTTACCGGCTGGCTGGACGGGTATAGCAGAAATCTTCGTGCTCGATCCGATCCTGATCGGCAAGCCGGAGAAGATCGAAGAGTACCTAATCCACGCCGGCAAATTCATCGGTTTGGGTAGTTTTCGCCCGCGAAACAACGGGTTCTTCGGTCGATTTGAAGTCAGCGAATTCAAGGCGGTCGAGGTGAAATAAACGCGACGCGACATGACAAGACCAGACAAGACAAGACCAGACAAGACATGACAAGACAAGACAAGTTATCGCTGCCTGCAGCTCATACCTGCAGGCAGCGAATTCGGAAAACGTGACTGGACCTGACAAGACCGGACTTGACACGACAAGACAAGACAAGCAGCTTCGCTCGCCTTCGCAAGCGAGCGAGGCTTTTCAGAACAAAATGCGTTTTTTTTTTAGAGAGGCAACCGTACAATGGACGATGTAAAACAAATCTTGGTTCCAAGCGGCCACAGTGTGCAAACGGCGATGCTAATTTCCAAACTAAAAGACGGCAGCGCGGGCGACACCTACACGGACGTACAACTCAAGGAAATCTGTGGTAAGGATACCAGAACTAACCAGCCCGGCTATCCAAACCTGCAATCGGCCATCAGGTACGTATTACGCGTCCACCAAATCATCTGGAAGCGCGTGGCGAAACTCAACCTAATCAAATGTGCTGGACCCGACGAAGGCCTATCACACATCGAAACCGACCTCAATGGCATTCGACGGCACAGTAAACGCGCGGCGATGAAGGCGATCGCGGTCTCACGATTCGAGCTACTCCCCGAAACCTCATCACGATTAAATATATTGACCGCCCAACTCGGCGCCTTAACGCAAATCAGCTCGCGGCAAATGACGAAAAAACTTGAATCAACGCAACCAATTTCGCCAGACATGACAAAACTGCTGGAAGTATTTCAGAAGAACAGATAAAGGAAAAAACTTAAATGAGAAAAACAAATCCGTTCAATTTTGAGGAGCACCAAAGGCTGGGCCAAACCCTCAAGGCCGATCGGGATCGGTATGTGGCGTTGGTGATCGACGCCAACCAGCGATACGGCCTGACTCGCGGCAAGCGATTTATTGCCGACGTTGCGCGAGTAGAACACGCTATCGACAGGTTGCGGTGCCGCCTAGACTCACAACTGGCTTTAGACTGTCCAACCAAGTTTGACCCGAGGATATATTATCCAGGTCCATCATCTATTTAGGAATAAACAACCCATGACTACACCTCTCGCGGACAACGTCGAATACGGCTACTCGCTCGGCTGGAGTTTCACCCCGCTCAGCGGCAAGCGACCCACACTGAATGGCTGGCAGGCACGACCACGAGCCGAACTGGCCGAAGCGTTGCAGTGGATCGCCGACGGCAAAAACATCGGGCTGCGAACCGGCCAGGCATCCGGACTCGTCGTGATCGACGTTGACCAAGGCGGCGACATCACGTCGCTCGATCTGCCGGGCACCGTCGCCGTCCGAACCGGACGAGGCGGCATGCACCTGTACTACCGGCACCGGGAGAAACTCGGCAACTCCTCCGGTAGGCTTGGCCCGCACATTGACGTTAAGGCCGACGGGGGCCAGGTCGTCTACCCCGGTTCGATTCATCCGCAGACGGGCCGGCGTTACGAGTGGATCGAAGGATACGAACCTTGGACCGTCGAAATCGCCGAACTACCGCAGAACGTCATCGATAAACTGACAGGCCGGGTGCCTGCCGAGAAAAAAATCACAAGGACTCAAACCAAACTCTCGACGAACGCCTACGGCCGAACGGCCATCAAACTCGAGTGCGAACGAGTCGCCAACGCCGTTGAAGGCACCCGGAACTCAACCTTGAACGAAGCCGCCTTCAACCTGGGTCAACTCGTCGGCGGCGGATACATCCCACGAGAGGTCGCCGAGCAGAGCTTGACCGCGGCGTCCAGCTTGCCGCCGGATGAAACCCAAGCAACCCTTACCTCCGGCTTGGACGCCGGGATCTCGAAACCACGATACATCGAAACGCGAACCACCGAACACAACACCTCCAGCCCACGCCGCGACTACATCCTCCTGCCGGGTGCCCACCGCGACGATGCCGATAAATACGTCGAGCAGTCGAACGCCGACTTCGCGCGGCAAGTTATCGAATCGCTGCCCGTCGAAGCCATCTACAATAAAGACTTCCTCTCCGGCGAGATCGCCGGCGAACCCGGCAAACGCAAGTGGATCGAATACACAGAAAACCGAATGCGGATCGTCATAGATGACCATCTGAAGCTTGGCCAGTGGATAACGGCGAGAAAAACAGGCGAACAGGCAATGGCATACAAAACCTGCTCGAAGGACGCCGCCGGCCTGGTGCTGGCGGAAGCAGGCCGAATGCCGGCGGTGCGGAACCTGACGCTCATGACGAGCTACCCGATATACGATGCCGACATTCAACAGGTTATGCCCGGTTGGCACAACGGTATCTATTACGACCAAAGTCCTGCTCTGGCCGACGTTTATGTCGAACCCGACTGCGAGGTTATCCACAACTGCCTGTACGACCTAGTCGTCGACTTCCCGTTCAAAAGCGACGCCGACCGCCAGAATTTCTTCGGCCTGCTGCTGACGCCACTTATTGCCCCGGCACTCGAAGGCAACCGGCCCCTGCACCTGATCTTGTCACCCCTTGAACGAACCGGCAAAACCAAACTCGCCGAAGAGGTCTTTGGCGGTGTCATCCTGGGCCGGCAGACACCCGCCATGCAAATCACCGATCGGGACGAAGAACGTGATAAACGCGTTATCGGTATGCTCTTGACCGGTGAGACCCTGATGCACCTGGATAACCTTCCGCCATACATCGAGTCGTCCAGCCTGTCCAGCCTACTCACCGCAACGACGTATTCAGGCCGCCTGCTCGGTGGTAACCGGATCGTCAACCTCCAAAACAACCTCACCATCGTCGCCAGCGGCAATAACGTGCAGTCGAACGGTGAAATCATCAAACGCAGCGTGCCGATCCTCCTGCAACCCAACACACCCCACCCAGAGGATCGACGGAACTTCTGCCACCCCAATTTACGTGCCTACGTGGCCCGCCAGCGAAGTTTTATCCTCTCATGCCTCATTGGCCTCATCGAGAACTGGAAAGCCGCAGGGCGCCCCCTTCACGCCTCAAAAATGGGCGGCTTCGAAACGTGGTCGTCCGTTATCGGTGGCATCCTCGGCGTCAACGGCTTTCGAGCCTGGCGGACCAACGAAGCCGCCTGGCGAGAGCAGGCCAACCCGAAAGGAACTGAAATGACCGCCTTCGTCGAACTCTGGCATGAAACCTATCGCCTGGGTGAGGTCACCCCGCAGGAACTTCGGGAGTTGGCCGAACGAAACAACCTGTTTGAAAACATCTTCGCCAAGCACACCCCCCACGCCATCAACGTTGCCTTCGGACGGCTGATGCAACGGCATCTCGATACGCCAATCGCGAGCTGGCTTATTCAGTCTGGACTGTCGCGACAGCGGCCGACCTACCAACTGGAGCCGCTGCAATGAGTATCCAAAACGTGAATCAGTCGCTGCGTTCTCGGTTCGAGTCTCCCGAGTCTCTCAGCGAAAACACGAATCGGCCATTGCGTTTTGCCAATGAGTCTCCCGAGTCTCCCAAAACGGATCAAAATTGGGAGACTCGTGGGAGACTCAGGGAGACTCAATCTTGCGAGTCTCCCACCCGGAAACGCAATATAACGCAACCAAAGGTATGTTTCACGGAAATGTGGGAGACTCGGGAGACTCAAACCGAGTCAATACATGATGCGGGCGCACACGCGCACACGCGCCTGAGTCATGGCGCCGGGCCAAAAGAGTCTCCCGAGTCTCCCGAGTCTCCCAAATCGAATATTTTATTAGTGGAGTGTTCCGACTGCCGGCACCTGGTCCGCGTCCCTCGGCAGGCCACCCGTAAACGCCTCGTGCCAACCCTCGAATGTACCGAATACATCCCGCCCCGCGATGGGCCGCACTGGTGTCAATATTATTGGAGGACAACATGATCTATTTGGCCAGTCCATACACACATGCCGACCCGTCGGTCCGTGAGGCGAGGTTCCAGGCGGTCTGCCGCAAGGCGGCGGAGATGATGCGTTGTGGCGTCGTAGTCTTCTCACCTATCGCCCACTCGCACGCCATTGCCAAGTATGACCTACCACACGAGTGGGCCTTCTGGGAACGGTTCGACCGCGTCTTCTTGGAGAGGTGCGACGAGGTCTGGGTCTTGACGCTCGACGGCTGGAGTGAATCGCGGGGCGTCCAGGCGGAGATAGCGATGGCCCATGAACTCGGGAAGCCTGTGACGCTTGTTAATATAGATAAGCTGGGGGTCCTTCCTGGGCGTATTCACCCACTGAGGTTTCCGTAGGGCGGCATTTTTGTGAATATGCGACTCAAAAATGGATGTTTAGTTTACACAATTTGTAGAATGTAAGTATGGATCGTAAGACATTAGAGTCATGGAAGGCGGCGGTTGGCCTTGCCGCTGAGGGTAAGGTGGCCTGGCTGGACAGGATACTCACGGCCGCTGGTTACGTTCGTTCGTTCGATCGGCTCGCGGCGCGGCAGGTGGCCCGGATATTCGGCGTAACTCCGATGGCGGTGGGGCTGTGGACCACGCGGACGGGCTGCCCTCGCGTGGACGGCAAGTATAGTTTATCGGCGATCGTGGACTGGAAGGTCGCGAGGGCGAAGGAAGAGGTCCTGGCCGATCTTCGTCGGCGAGGACTCGCCGATGAGGACTTACTTGAAAACATGGGCGGGACGAGCCAGTGGCTTGAAGCGTATCGGAAGGAGAAGACGCTTGAGGCGCGGCGGAAGAATGAGATTGAGGCGGGTCGGTTACTTGACGCGGCGCAGGTCCGGCGAGATTTGGCGGAACTTGCAAGATTGTTCCGCGAAGAGGCGGAAACGGTGGAGCGCGTGCATGGGATCGATGTGGGCAGGGATGTTCGGGCGATGATTGAGCGAGCATGCGTGGCATGGCTCGGCATAGTTGAAAATGAATCTGCATCCGTATGATTGCTCTTGTGAACACTAAATTTGATTGGCATCGCGAACATACCGTTGATCTACAGCCTCGTCGCCTGCGCACGTTTCGAGAATTTGCCGAGCAGGATATTATCTTGCCGAATGGTCCGAGGGCGGGGCTTTCGTTCGCTTGCGACTATATGCCGTGGTCGGGTCTACTGCTGGACGAATTTGACGCTCATCGGTATCGGCGTTTCTTTGGTTCGGGCCCGGTGCAATCGGGTAAGACGTTTTTGTTTTTCATCGTCCCGACGATGTATCACCTGTTCGAAATGCGGGAAAACGTGATTATCGGTGTTCCGAAGATGGACCTTGCCCAGGGCATTTATGATGAACGGCTGTTGCCGGTAATTCTGCGAAGCCGATATCGCGATCTGTTGCCAACCAAGGGATCCGGGTCGCGGGGCGGCAAGTTCGTTTCAGTACAGTTTCAGAACGGTGCGATCCTGCGGTTTATGGGTGCGGGTGGCGGGGATGAACAGCGGTCCAGCCATACGGCTCGCGTAGTGATCCTGACCGAGATTGACAAGATGGACGTGCCGGGTGCTGTGAGTCGTGAGGCGGATCCCGTGACGCAGCTCGAAGCACGGACGCGGGCTTATGGGAATCGAGCCCGGGTCTACGCGGAGTGTACCATGAGCACGCGGGAAGGGCGGGTCTTTCAGGAGGTGGTGAAGTTCGGGACGCATACGCGGATTTGTTTGCCGTGCCCGCACTGCGGTGAATATGTCGTGCCTGATCGGGACCACTTTATTGGCTGGCAGCAGGCGGATGATGTTATGGTTGCCCGCGAGAAGGCGGCCTATGTTTGTCCGGAATGCGGCGTCCCTTGGACGGAAACCGCTCGGCACCAAGCGTGCCGGTCGCCGGTGCTGGCGGCTAAGGATCAGACGGTCTCCCGCGACGGCCAGGTCGTGGGCGAGACGCTGCGAACCAACACGTTTGGATTCGTCTGGAATGCGATGCACTCGGAATTGACGACGATGGCCGATATTGCGGAATCAGAATATCGGGCTGAACGATCAGAGAATCCGAACGACCGGAAGGCCGTGATGCAGTTCGTCTGGGCGGAACCCTATGAGGAAGAGCTTATCAATCTGTCCGGCATTACGCGGGACCTGGTCCTGAAGAAGATCGGTCGGTCTCCTCGCGGCGTCGCTCCCGATGGGACGACGAAGCTGACGGTGTTCGTCGACCTCGGATTGTATCGCTGCTGGTGGTCGGCCTGGGCGTGGCGGGCGTCGGCGGAAGGGTATCTCATCGACTACGGGGCGATTGAGGTGCCGCAGGACCGCGAGGCGAATAAGCTGGCGATCCTGGCGACCTTGCGATCGTTCCGCGACAGCGTTTTGATCCTCGGCTGGAAATGTGGCGATCGGGCGATCGTGCATGACCTGTGTCTAGTGGACTCCGGATACGCCAAGGACATCGCCTACAAGTTCGTGAAAGAATCCGGTCAGCGGAAAT